GGTGAAGTTTTAGGTTTCCAGATTCCAGTTGTTGCATCTGTTTCGCCGAAAGTTGTTGGTGTGTGAGCTGTTCCATCTACATAATGAAAATGTGCTATTGAACCATCCATATAATCACCACTTTCTGTTGCAGCTAATGTATAATTTTGTGCTATACCCCAAGCAGTTTCTAAATTACTATTAGCTTGTGTCTCAGCAGAATAAGAAGTTTCTTGAACTCCATTTATATATAGTTTAAGCCTATCTGATACTGTTCCTTGTGTTGTATCAACTGCTACAACAATGTGATACCAAGCATGTATATCTCTAAACACTCTAGTAGTTCTAATCCTCATCTTATAAGCACTAGAACCATAATCATAAATTTCCATTCTACCATTAGAATCTCTTCTAAGTCTAAATTCATTATCCCCACTAAATGGCCCAATATTTGCTAAAGTTAAATTGGCATCTCCATTAGCAAATTTAGCCCAAAGAGATAAAGTGTAAGTTCTTCTATTACTTGATGATGAATAAGTTTTTGTAAGTTTTGCACTAGCCATTAGCAGAATCCTCCAGAGTTTTGTATACCAACTTCAGACGTTAAAGTAAACGCTTGATCCGCCGTTTGACCTTGCGCATCGGTTGCTCGAATTGTAAATGAATACTGTGTTTGACTTGCAACTGTTGGCAATGTTCCCGACAATACAGCTCTATATGTAGATCCACTTGGATTAGTCGTTGATCCGATTGTTACACCAGAAGGCAGGGATCCTGAAACAGGAGACGTTGCAATTGTTGAAGCACTGTCTGCTGTTATGTCTAAGTTTGCTGAATAAGATTGACCAGATTCTCCATTTGATAAACTTGTTGTAGTCCATGCTGGACCATCTGATACTGTTAAATCTGTGCTACTTCTAGCTGCATTACCATCTGGATTTGTAACTAAAATTCTAACATTTTGTCCGTTTGTTAAACCAGCTGTACCTGTTGTAAAACTTATTGTTGTTGCGCTTGTAAATGTAACAGATGTTGCAGATTGAAAAGCACCGTTTGCTCTTTGTAATTCTACTTTTGGTATTG